CAGTGGGCGTTACAGGGCAGGGCCCAGAAGGGCCAGATATACCTTTTGAAGGGTGACTGGAACGAGAAGCTGATCGACCAGGCTGTCAGTTTCCCTTCACGCTACGTACATGACGATCTAGTGGATGCTCTGGCTTACATCGACCAGATGGCCCCGGAGACACTGGGTAACTTCGATATAGAGGCGCTGGAGAAAGCAACCCAGTGGGAGCCTCTTGACGCAATAGCAGGATACTAAATGGCAAATTCCATCGTAAGAGAACGAGAGGTCGCCGGAGGCGAGGACACTGTAGAAATGCAGGGCGGCGCTCGTGGGAAGGTTGTCGGAGAGATTATCGGAGACATCCTGACATGGCGTAAGCTGCGTGACGGTGACTTCCAAGACCTCTGGGACGAATACTACGCTAAATGGCGTGGATTCTGGATGCCGGAGCATAAATCGTTCAAAACTGAGCGATCTAAGCTTATTTCTCCCCTCACCAGCATGTCAGTTGACCTTACGTCGGCTGAAATCATCGAGGCAGTGCTCGGCAGAGAGTATTTTATCGACCTGCCGGACGATGTTGGTGACGATGCACCTGAAGATATGGAAGCAGCGCGTAGATTGCTGGTTCAGGACCTCAAAAACGAGGGATTCGTTGACGAATTCGCCCTGACAGCCCTTAACGGCTGCCTGTACGGTACGGGATTGACCAAAATCCAAATCCTTACGAAGATGGAGAAGTCCATGCGTAGGGATAAAGACGGTGAGCTGCAGGTTGATGAGCGCGAAGTCGTATCTATCAAGCCTATAGCCATCGAGCCGGGTGCCTTCGTGGCCGATCCGGGCGCACGGAGCATCGACGAGATGAAGGGGTGCGCGCATGAGTTTGAGCTGCCCTTAACTACCTTAAGGCGCCGCCAAGCGGAGGGAGTTTATTACAACGACATCGTCGTAGGCTCTTTCCGAGCCCGCCAGATAGCCCCCAACAGGGGCGACAATGCTGAGGGCAACCGCAAGGACCGGGGCGATGTTGCATACATCACGGAGTACTACGGGCTTATCTCAACCCGCGCGTACATGCAGGCCATAGCGGAAGGTAACGGTACGACGCTCTCTGACGAGACGATCAACGCTATCCCCGAGTTCGACATGACTGAGGTCATCGCTACCATAGCTAACGAGACACACCTTTTGCGAGTGATTGAGAACCCTCTCAAGACTGGCGAAAGGTTAATGATTAGCTACCAGCACGAAGCAGTACCCAACCGTTTCTACGGACGAGGTGTCTGCGAGAAGGCAGCTAACCCACAGAGAGCTATGGACGCAGAGATGCGCTCACGCATCGACGGGCTAGCTTGGCAGCAGCCCATGTTCGCTGGTGACCTTACGAGGATGCCTCCGAACAGTAACCTCAACGCATGGCCCGGTAAGTTCTGGGGCACGCGAGGCAACCCAGCCGAGGTACTACAAGAATTTAAGATTTCTGGTCCCGACCAGAACTCATACGCTCACATGCAAGACTTGGAGAGAATGGGCCAGCAAGCTACTGGTGCGCTCGACAGTCAGGGGCTCCGAGGCGGTGTACGCGACGAGACAGCGACTGGCAGCGCACTAGCGGCGTCCAGCTTCATTAAACGATCTAAGCGCACGATGTATAACATCGAAGGCTACATGAATAAGCTAGTCAAGCGGGTACTCCGCCTGAAGATGCAGTTCGAGCCACAGAAGTACCCACAAGACTACGACTTCCAAGTACGCGGTACCGCAGGTATCATGGCGCGGGAGATCGAGCAACAGTTTATGGTCAATCTGATGAGCGTTATCGGCCCGGATTCTCCGGCCAGTATGCCTATCATAAGGGCCATTTTTGAACATAGCGGTTCTCCGGTACGCTCTGAAGTTCTCCAAGCCTTGCAGGCGCTAGAGCAGAAAGAGCCGTCACCGGAAGAGCAGGCAGCGCAAAAAGCGCAGCTAGCTATCCCAGTAGCGCAGCACAGCAAGTTGGTCGCTGAGACCCGCAAGCTAATCGCTGAGGAGAACCTCAAGGACGCTCAAGCAGAGAAGACCGAAGAGGAAGCCGATAACCTTAAGGGCGAGTTCGATCTAGACGCCGCTAAGGTCATGGACCAGCTACAGCAGACACAGAACCAGGCCCGTCAGCTAGACTTGATGGATGATAAGAACGCTCTCACAGCAGAGGGCTTACGCATCCAAGAGAAGGCTATCGACAAAGGCCAGAAGTAACCGCTCGGAGGGAGCATGGACGAGAAAGAAATAGATTTCTTCATTAAGATGGAGACCACGTTCGACACACCCGGCTGGGAGTTAATGACTCAAGGCTGGACGACAGAGAGAGACTCTCTGTACGAGAACGTATTTTTTAATGCTAAATCAATCGAGGAAGTAAACAACGCTCGCGTGCGCTTCGGCGTACTTAACGAGCTGATCGAGCTTCCTAACACAATCCGAAAGCAGAAGGACGAGCTAATCAACATGGACCCCGACAATGGCTAAGTTCATGTTCTTCGACTTTCGCTGCACGGATTGTAACTACTGCTTTGAGGACTTCGTCAAGCCTGATGATATACCATCATGCCCGGAGTGTCAAGGCAGTACTAAGCGACTTATCTCAGCGCCCACGATCAACCTGCCAGGTACGGACCCGGACTTTCCGGGAGCGTACGAGAAGTGGGAGACCAAGCGCAGAGCCAAGGCTGCCGAGGACAAGAAGTTCTACGACAACCACGGCACGGATAAGAAGCACCACTCCTACGGGAGCTAAATTACGCTAACCTTGCAATACTGCAGGGCCGTAAACGGAGGAGTCAGAAATGACAACTGCACCATATAAACCTAGAACGATGTCTGAGATTCTTGCACCAGCAGAAGGTACAGAGACAGCAGAGGCGCCAACTGACGAAAAGTCAGCCGCCGTTGAGGAAGAGCGAGCAACTGAACTACCCGAGAAGTATCGAGGTAAGGAAGTTACCGATGTTATCGAGATGCACCAAAACTCTGAAAAGAGACTTGGTGAACTCCAGAACGAGGTAGGACAGCTACGAGGACTCGTAACTGATCTGTCTGCACTTCAACGCCCTGTCACTGAGCCCGAACCCGCAGAACAGGAACCAGTGAACGTATCTGGTGACGACTTACTCAGTGACCCAGTCACTGCGATAAGGCAAGTCATCCAACCCGAACTTGACAAGTTGAAGGCAGCTAGCACTCAGAGCACCGCTGACAACTTGTTGCAGACTGAAGGTGACGCTTTGTTGGCGGACTACCCGGACGTAGAGGCAATCGTCTCTTCCGAGCAGTTCCAAACCTTTGCACAGCGTACCCCAGGCCGTCAGGCAGACTTAAACACTGCCGCAGGCACTAAAGGTCTGGAGCAAGTACGGGCAGCCCGTAGACTACTAGAAGACTTTAGTGACTTCCAGCAGCTTACGGTGGCCGAAGCACAGACCACAGAAACGCCAGTTGATAAAGCACGCAAAGTCGCTACCGAAGGTAGCGGTACGGGTGCTCCGATTAGCGGAAAAGAAATGGTCTATGAAGCGGATGTAATAGCACTGATACAAAATGACAAGGCGAAGTATTTGAGCCCTAGCTTCCAGAAAGAACTTACGGAAGCTATCAAAGAGGGGCGCTTCGTTAAAGCATCTTAACCTGTAACTTTTAACGCACCACATTAGGGGTAAAAACTAATGAGTAACTTTTCGGTAGCCAATGCAACTGGTCAAACAGATGCGGCGGACTTCATCCCGGAGGTTTGGGCGCTTGAAACTGTAGCTGCATACAAGAGCAATCTAGTAATGGCACAGTTGGTATCTCTGATACCTCACGTTGGCAAAAAGGGTGATACGATTCACATCCCGTTTGCTACTCGTGGAGCGGCTTCGACCAAAACGGAATCTACTGTCGCCAGCGTAATCGCTTATGCTGACTCGATAGAAAAATCAGTAACAATCGACCAACACTATCACTATGCACGCTTGCTTGAAGATCGTGCCGAACTGCAGGCCCTGCCTTCAATTCGCCGCTTCTTCACGGATGACGCCGGTTACGCTCTCGCGAAACAGACGGACACATCTTTGATCGAGCTGGCTGCTACGTGGGGTGGTGGTACCGCCTACTCTGACGCTGTCATTGGCGACGGTACGACTGCTTGGGTCCAAACGGGCTCTGGTAACGGTTCAGCACTCAGCGACGCTGGTGTACGCGAAATCTGTCAGGACTTTGACGATGAGGACGTTCCTTCACGGGATCGCTTCTTGGTCATCCCGCCTGTCGAGAAGAAGCGTATGCTCGGTAACACTCGTTACACAGAGCAAGCGTTCGTAGGTGAGGTTGGTCAAGCTAACTCAATCCGTAATGGACTGGTTGGCGACCTTTACGGCTTTGAGATTTATGTCTCAAGCAACTTGGCAACAATCGACTCGTCTGACTGTACTTCGTACCGTCCGGCGCTGTTCGTACAGCGTGACTCTCTTGTCCTCGCAGAGCAAATGACTCCGCGTATCCAAGAGCAGTACAAGCTGGAAGCTCTCGGCACCTTGATGGTCGCTGATAGCCTCTACGGTGTCTCTACCATTCGCGGTAACGTGTCTGGCGAGTCTGGCCGTGGTTGCCGTGCTGTAATGGTACCGGCTGCTTAAGTAAGCCTAGTGTAGCCCCCTTCGGGGGGCTACCCTTTTCTTTTAGGGGAATTTAATGGCAATTAGATGGCCTAAACGAAGGGGCGAAGGCGGTCTCGGCGCTAGCCAGAACGAACAGAACGGTAATTACACGTTCGTTCTTAGTGATGCTAACAACATCGTCGCAAAACTTTCTGGCGGTGCTGGCGAGACTTACACTATACCCGCTAACGCTAGCGTCCCGTTCCCGGTTGGCACTATCATCGCTGTCTCTAATGACGGCGGAGACGACCTTACCATAGTTATTACTACTGACACACTGGAAGGTACTGACGGCACTACCGGGTCACGGACGTTAACAAACAACAACACGGCTACTCTAGAGAAGTTGACTACAACGAAGTGGCGCTATACGTCTACGGACGGAGCTAGCGGCGCAACCCCCGCGTATGCCAGCTTTTACAACAGCTCTGCAGGAAATACTAACGTAACGACTACAGAGCAGCAAGCCACGCTTAACGCCACACTGGTTAACTCCGACACAGGCGTATTTTCCTTAGCCACCGACACGGTTACGGTCAATAAAACCGCTGATTTCAAGATAACGTACGACCTCTCGATTCAGCAGGATTCTGACGCAGGAGATAGCCGCTCCACTATTGATATGTGGATAGACATTGATACAGTAGAGGTTTCTGGTTCACGCTGCGGCTTCTACACTCGGGGATTTAGTACAAAGACCTCTGGCTCTGTAACGCTTATCACCTCTATTACGTCTGGCGAGGATGTGACCTTTGCATGGCAGGGTGGTTCAGGATCAGATGACTTGGATGAAGTGGCTAACTACACGCGGGTTACGTTCGAGGAAATGGTTTGACTGTACTGTTACGCCGAATAACGGCTACGGGTTCTACGGGAGCTGCAGGACCGCCAGTTGTACCTCCACCGGAGACTCCTGACGGACTTACTTACCCTCTTATAGGAACCGTAAGGAACAGTACGTTCAACTACACCCAGAGTAGCGCTCTATCGGTGACGGATCGTACGGCGATGGGCTTACACGATCTAGTGCACTTAGGCGGCTTCTTTGACGGGCCCCAAGATGCAGACCCTGTTGATTCTAATTGGATTTCTAGGGCGGATGTTACTCAGGCACTGCTTGACGCGCATGATACAGCGTTCGGCAACAGCGATATTTACGTGGTGTGCCAAGTAAACCAGATGGAGACCGGCGATACCGGCGACCTCGGCGACAAATGCTACGCCGAAACCGGCCCTAACGGGTCTGACTGGTGGTTTAGGAACGCGGCAGGGGCTATTGTCCCCGCTTCAGGCGGTGAGGCTCCCGGTACTGGTGGGTTTGTTAATATTACCGACCAAATTACCAGAGACTCCGGCGGAGAGAATTACTGCGACTACTACGTAGATACCGTGGTAATTGCTAAGTTA